TACCATCATATTCTTGCATTGCAAGAACATCATCACTAGCACCACCAGGTGTAAACCCTCTTCTATTCTGTAATGCATTATTGACTCTTTTCAACTTATCATCTGCAGTTGCTTTAAATGCAGTTATGAGAGATCTACCTGCACTAGTTGCGGCAGGAATTATTTCTTTAATTCTATATTGCATGTAAACTGTATAGTCTTCTTCTAATGGATATCGTAAACTAATACCACTAGAGAACTTTTTTCGTGCGAATAGACTTGCTGATTTTGGTTTATTAAATGTCTTGGTAGATGTTGCCATGCCAACTTCCTTGATAAATAAAAATACTTAATCCTATTTATAACAAAACTATGGCATATTCTGGAAAATACAAAGTAAAGAACCCAAAGAAATACAAAGGCGATTTCACTAAGGTTACTTATAGATCTCACTGGGAAAAGCAATGCTTTCTCTGGTGTGAGAACAATCCAAAAGTAAAGTACTGGTCTTCTGAAGAAGTTGTTGTCCCATACAAATGGGATGTGGATAAACGTATGCATCGATACTTTGTAGATCTGAAGATCATGTTTGAGAATGGGAAGACTTTACTTGTTGAGATAAAACCAGAAAAAGAAACGGAACTTCCTAAGAACCCAAACAAATCTAAAAGATATATTAGTGAAGCAACCACATATGTCAAGAACATGAATAAGTGGGAAGCGGCAAACGAGTTTGCGTTAGACCGTGGATGGGAATTTCAAATCTGGACTGAGAAGACATTGAAGTCCATGGGAATACTCAAAGAGTTTAAGAAGACAAAGAAACTAAAACCTTTGAAACCTTTTCGTAGAAAACCTAAAAAATAGTATAAATAGTGTTATGTCTAATTTATTTGCCAAAGTAGAACAAGAAGCATTTCGTGCAGGGATTACCCCACGAACTCGACAATCGCGTGACTGGTTTCGAAAGAAACTAGCGGCAATGGGTAAAGTTAATAGAAATACATTAATGCGTGATGAACAGGTGAAACTAGTCAACAAATCACAACCATTAATTGGTTCTATGAATATGTTCTTTTATGATCCAAAGCATAAAGATACGCTACCTTACTATGACAGGTTTCCTCTGTCAGTCATAGTAGGACCTGCGACAGGTGGATTTTATGGATTGAATCTACATTACTTACCCCCAACACTGAGAGCAAAGATGTTGGACGCACTAATGGATGTAACTAATAATAACAAGTATGATGATAGTACAAGGTTTGAGGTATCTTATAAATTATTAAATGCAACTGCTAAGTTAAGATTTTTCAGACCATGTTATAAACACTACCTATTTGCACACGTAAAAAGTAGACTTGCAAGAGTATCAGCACCTGAATGGGAAATTGCCACGTTCTTACCAACTGCAGATTTTGAGGGAAGTAGAAGTAAAGTTTATTCAGATTCTAGGAGTATGATTTAATGTCAAGTGTTGATACACTCAAAAGTTTAGCATCAGCAAAACTAGGGTTCGCAAGACAGAATAGTTTTCTTGTTCAACTACCCACGCTATTCGGTGCTAATAGTTTACTAAGCAGGATAGCAACTCTGGGTGGTAATGAATTGAATATACTTTGCGCGACTGCACAATTACCAGGTAAACAAATTCTAACGGCAGAGAGACGAATAGGAACAGAGTTTCAGAAGGTTGCGTATGGTTATGCAGTTGATGACGTATCGATGACCTTCTATGCTCTGAACGATTACGGAGTCAGAAAGTATTTCGACAACTGGATGGAAACAACTGTACAACAAGACGAACATACGGTTGCTTATAAGAGTGACTATCAGAAAGATGTTAGAATACATCAGTTAAGAAAACCAATAATAAATAAGAACATTGACGTAGGTCCTGTGGACATCAATATAGGGTTAGGACAAGGCACCGTCTATTCTGTATTGCTAGAGAATGCATTCCCTACAACAATGGGTGCTATTGAATTGAACAATGAACTAGATGGACTTGTACAAATTACTGTGCAGTTATCTTACACGAAGTGGAAAGCGATTAACGATCCTCAAGGATTCATCAAAGTGAGTGGTGGATTCGGATCTATATTATCTTAGGAGTAGATTATGGCATTGCCAAAACTGAATGATATGCCGAAGTATTCGGTAACTATACCATCATTAAAGCAAGAGGTTCGAGTCAGACCTTTTGTAGTAAAAGAAGAAAAGATTCTATTGATTGCAATGGAGTCAAAAGATCCAAAACAGATTGCACATGCAATCATTGATACTATTAGATCATGCGTTGAGGATGAATTTGATACAAACAAGTTGACATCATATGATGTAGAATACTTGTTTACTCAGATACGAGGTAAGTCGGTAGGAGAAAAATCTACAGTTCTTGTTCCGTGTCCTGATTGTGAAAAAGATAACGAGGTAACAGTAAATATAAATGAATTAAAAATTCAAGGTGAAATACCAAATAGTAAAATAAAGATAAGTGATACTATCACCATAGAAATGAAACCGCCCTCTTATTTACAGATTGCGGAAAATGAAAAGATAATGAGTGAGAACTCAACAACTATGGATAGAATCTTTGGGTTACTTATTTCATCGATAGATGCTGTACTTACAGAAGAAGAAAGATTTAGTTTTAAAGATGCTACTCATCAAGAGGCAACAGAGTTTTTAGAATCAATGTCTCAAGAACAGTTTGCTAAAGTTAGAAAGTACATGGAAGAGCAACCATCTTTAAAGCACGATATAGAATATGATTGTGTGGGATGCGGAAAGCATCAGAAGTTAACATTGGAAGGAATGCAAGATTTTTTTTAATTAGTCTATCTCATACTAGTTTGATGGTGCACTATAAAACTAACTTTGATCTAATGCAACATCACAAATATTCACTAAATGAGATAGACGAAATGATGCCGTGGGAAAAAGAAGTTTACGTTAATATGTTGATCGACTTCATCAAAGAAGAAGAATTGAGGATGCAGACACAAGGAAGATAACATATTCTATCTCTTTTTAATACTGGTTCATCTGGGTAACGGTGAAACTATATTGGAAATGGATGAGGGATTCTGGGACTTCGAAATGTGTATTGAGTATGCAGATAAAATAAATGGGGAAGCATATTGCGTCCCAGTAGAAGTAGGAAGATAAAATGGCAGATAAAACATTAAATGATGTTATAAAGGTTTTACAACAGAACGACTATAGTCAAGGTCTTTCTGATACTCAGATGTTGTCTGCACAAGAAGCAACGAAAGACGAACTTAGCAAACTCAACAAAATGCTCAGTTCTATATTCCTAAAAGATAAAGCAAATGCAGGTGACAAATTAGAAGAAGAACGTGAGAAAAGAGAGAAAAAGGATCAGGTTCAACGCAATAAAGCAAAGTCGGCATCTGGATCTAATAAGTTTGATTTTGGCGATCTATTCAGTCTTGATGGATTAAGGTCTATGATTCTACCTTTGACAGGTGGATTGGCGGCATTAGGTTTGGCATTCGCAGGTTTTAGGGGATGGGAACTAAATGCAATAAAACAAATAGACATGATGAAGTTAGTTCCAACACAACTTACAACAGCACTGAAAACACTAAAGGCACGTTTCTTAGGAGTATTTGGATTATTACCAGATGGTACAATGGTACTAGATCCAAATGATCCTTTGCAAGGTACTAAGAATGTTGGAACAGTAAGATCTCAGATTGCCGCTAGGTTGGCAGATCTTAAAACAAGTGCATTAAAAATATTTGGGTTGGACGAATTTGGAAATGTGTCAAAAACCGCAAAGGGTATACCAGACAAACCTATAATTGGTAGAGTTACATTTCAAATTAATAGATTATTAAAACCTCTTATGAATGTGGCAGATGGTGTTGCAGAGTTTGCAACAGGCGCAGGTGCAAAATTATTTAATTTTATTAGAGGTAATATTCTAGGTGGTGTGAAAGTTGTAGGTGGTATGATAAAGAGAGTTTTATGGCCTATAGGTTTTCTCTTTGCATTGTTTGATGGTGTGCAAGCATATCGAAACTCAGATGCAGATGGATTCATTGCAAAACTTGGTGATGGTGTGGGTGGTTTTCTAGGAGATCTTATTGGTGCTCCATTTGATTTATTGAAAGCAGGAGTCAATTGGATCTTTGATAAAGTCTTTGGTGTGAAAAGAGATGAAAATGGTAATGTAACAGG